TTGTATACCAGGCTGGGCCTAATGCATGGGAAGAGGTCCGTAAAGCAGTGTCCACCTTAGTAGAGGCTATCCAATTTACAACTAACTTTATGATGGAGGAGGAGAAATGATTACAGGACTAGCACTGATGTGCCTACTGGACGACCCAACCGTATGTGCTGCTAAACCCAGCATTATCTTTTACCCTACAATGGAAGCCTGTTACGGTGACGCTGACGGTGCTCGGGCATACGCAGCTACACTGAATGCTTTCGTAGCTGACCTTGAGTGTGTTGAGTGGGGTGAACCTGCTTGACAACAACCCTAGATTGCTTTACTATTAACGTACCAGAAGGAGAACTAAATGACACCTGAACAACAAATGAATGTACGATACCAAATCTTTGAAACACTAGTTAGCTCTGGGCTACCTGGCCTAGACAACACCAACCTTGTAAGCACCCTTGTGGAGCTGGAGGGACTGCTCACCAAAGAAATGGCTGAGGCAGATAGTGATGCTCGACAACCCTCACTAAACCTGGTGAACTAATGCCGAGGAAGAAGCAACAGTTATCACCTAAGGTCCCTGACCCTAAACCACAGGCACCACCCAAGGGTAGGCCACGAGTTAATATGACAGCCCATGACTACTATTGTGGTGTTGCCCTGGGTGGGCTGTTAGCAAGAACTCCAGGGAGTATCAGTCCACACCAAATGTTGGACATAAAAAAAGAGGCCAACCTATGGGCTGACCTCATGTTAAAAACAGATGAGTAATACGAGGGGAGTTCCGAAAGGTTCTCCCCTCTTTTCTTATCGACCTAGAGCATCGTTTAGTATGTTGTCCACTAGGTCACCACCTGCATCTGCGTTCTCTTTAATAAACCAGATGAGTACTTCAAGTTGGTTCTCATCCATATCGGCTAAGTCTTCTTCGTTTATGTTGAAGTCAGCAAGTGTTCTCATGTAGTTGTCCTTACCTCTGGACCGTAGACCAGTTACCTGCCAGATAAGGTCAGCCTTCTTAAGGTCAGACCCTGGAGCCTGTGATCTGAGCATGTCTCTCACAGCACCCCTAGCCCCATCACTACCTAGCAGTTTATCCAGTGTTCTCTGTTTGGTCTTTAGGTCTAGTGTTTCCCATGTACCTGCTTCAAACAAAGCTGTAGCCATCATCTCAAGGTATGGGAAGACGTACTCGTTCACAATGTTCTGTGCTTCTGGATTACCTACTCTCATTTCAGTCTGCCACTGAGGACGACCAACATCGTTAAACAACCTTTGGATGTTACTTGCAGGGGATACTGAACGTACACCAAACACACGCTCCATACCAGCGCCCACGTCTCTGTCTGTCGTAGCACTTTCCTTCTCTACACGGTAACCTTCAGTTCCTGGGATATTCTCCAGACCGATAAGACTATCAAAGATTTGGTCAGTGTAGCGTAGAGCGTTGTTGAGTTGCTTGTTACCAATGTTACGTGTAGGTTCAATGTAGTTCTCACCCTCAGCAAAAGCTAGGGCTGTGTTAACTGGGTCTGCAAAGCGTGTCATACCTGAGGTATACATACTCGTAGCAGCACCAAGAGCATTGGTTACAGCATCCAGAGTAGCACCAGACTCACCTGAAGCCATGTCCTGCACAGCTATTTGCACAGCACCAGCAGCTTCACCCAGGTTCTGGAATACATCTTGACCTGCAAACTTCTGCATGAAGTCCTCGAACAGGCCTACAGGCACAGCACCATCCCGTTTGATGTGAGCACCGATACGACCAACCATCTTCCAGAATGACAGAGGGTAGTCGTACATACGTGTCACTACCTGACCATCAGGACCACGAGACTCGTGCCAAGCTAGACCATCCTCAAGGTTCTGTTCCTCTTCGGATGTAGCCCAAGCAAAGGCAGACCAACCAACAGCAGCCTTAGTGAACAACTCCATAGGGTCTTCCACGTTCTTGTACCCTTTGAAGAAAGGACTAAGGACGAGGTTAGCACCTGAGTAGTCGTACATGAAGGCAACAGTGTTGTTGAAGAACTGTCCGAAAGGTACAAGGGCACCAAGGATAGGCACGTTACGTGCATCCTCGATAGTACCTGCAACAAACTTAAGCATACTCTTAGGGTCACCTGGCTTAGGGCCGTACTTACGCGCATAGACGTTACCTAGTGCAGCCTCTACAGCACCACCTTCTACCTCTAGGTAGTCTGTGTACTTAGAACGTTTAGGGTTCATAAGGATATCAGCGATGTCGTCTTGACGCATGAAGTCAGCCCAAGACATACCGTACTTAAGGCGGATGTTCTTGTCCAGTGCGTACGCAAACTCCTGTGTCTTAGTCAACATGTCCTGAGCAGACACACCGTAGGCAACCTGAAGACCATCAAAGGCTTTCTTCAACCCAGTCTTAGTGATCTTTTCACCAGGCAGTAGGTTAAGTTCCTTCATAACGTCTTCGGACTCGACACCACCAGCAAGATAACGGAACAGTGCATCCTGTGCCTTTGGTCTGTACGTCAGGTAGTCTAGTACTTCTTCTTGAGTACCAAATGGGTCAGCAAGGTTACGGAACTTCTGTCTCTGAAGACCAGCCATAAGGGTAGCCTTCTCAGCAAACTTAGAGTAGCTGTCCTTACGACCGATCAACCCATTGAGTACAGCAGTACCACCGTAGAGAGCACCACGGAGCATATCCGCAGAGCTTTGTAGTGCTGAGGCTTGACCCCAACCCATTACGTTTAGTGCTGTAGTGGCAGGGTTAGTAACAAGCATACGGATGTAGGTGTGTTGGAAGGCGGAGATCTTACTCTCTTTGACAGCTTCCTTAACTGCATCAGAAGGTGCATCTGCAAGAGCTTGACCTAAGGCTACGTCACCTGTCAGACTCTTGGGGTCCTTTTTTATCTGTTTCGTTAACCGACTAGCCATACCCTGTGCTTGTAATAGGGAGCCAGCTTCTGAAGACTGTTCACCGTTCACCTTTAGCCACTTGCCTAGCTTCACCTTCTTGCCTCCAGGCGCTTTAGGAACCAGTAGTTGTAGTGTTTCCTCTAGCTTGTCGTAGAGTTCATCGGGAAAGCTGGGGTCAGTAACAACGTCATGCAACCAACCGGACCTTCGTTGACCCTTGGATGCGGTAAGCCTGTCGATAGGAATACCACCAGCCCTAAACATATCACCAGCATTAGCAATGAATATTTTTGTAGATTGCATAGTGTATAGTTCAGAGGCTTCATCACCAGCTTCAGATAAGAACCTCCCTTGCTCTACAATCTCTTTGAACGGTGTAAGGAATCTATCCAATTCTTCAGCAGCTTTCTTAGCATCAAGCTTTGCGTTTACAGCAGCAGCCTTCACCTTACCCTGTTCATCGAGAAGTTTTTTAACAGCATCTTCTGCTAACTGATTACTACGTACCCACTCTGTGGTGGTGTTAGCTAGTTGGTTGCTACCCTTACGTGCAAGCATAGCGCCAGCAGCACCAGCACCTAGGATACCACCGACACCAGCCAAGGCACCCTGAGCAGCACTGTACTCCTCAGCACGTCCTGTCATACGGTCTACCTTCTGCATACCTGCGTCAACACCTACACCTGTGGCTACATCAGCAGCACCAGTACTAAGGATATCAGCGATACCACCACGACGAGCAATCTCCCTACCTGCAGGTGCCTGCATAGACAGTTGAAGTGCTCTTTGTGAAGCAACCTTCTCAGCTAAAGCGACAGCAGCTTTGTTAGCACCACGTTTAGCAGCTTCTTGTCCCGCTGTCTTACCAGCTTGTTGGGCCAGAACTTTTAGTGCTTGGGTAGAAGCACGGGTAGCTGCAACACCACCAGCCTTACCGATACCAAGGGATACAATGTTTACTGGGTCAAGGATAATAGCTCTAGCGTAGTCACCAACAGCATCAGCCTTCTCACCGAAAGTAGAGTCAGTGAACGCACCGTCAAGTGAGTCCCAACGCTCGTAGGCACGAGCAGCAATGTTCCTGCGTTGTGTTAGTTCTTCACCATCACCACGGTACAGGTACGACATCTCTTGAACGACATCAACAGAGTTACCTGCATTGAAGCCACGCATAGAGTTGACATAAGCATCTCTGATTTCCTCACGGGAGTAATCACGCTCAGTCATACCAGCGCGGTCTTCCATGTACTCAGCAATATCAGACCAACCGTCATCATTCAATAGTGAAGATACACCAGATGAGGCTGTGCTTTGTTCCTCGGGTTGTCTAGCTTGGCGTAAAGCCTCTGCGTAGGTTACCATATTATCCTCGCATTTCCATTAGGGCCTCAATTAGTGAGATAACTTCTGGTGTTTGATTACGCTGTCTAAGACCCCTGACAATAGAGTCGATTTCACGGCGACGTATCCTACCGCTTGCACTCAAGTCAATACCTTTAACTGCGTTGGTTAATCGTTGATCACCCAGTCTTTCTACCTGTGTAACCAATTTGTTTTTCTGCTCTAAGTACTCAGGTCGAACTCGTGGTGCTACAGATGGTTCTCTCCGTCCTACGATAGGTCTAGTCGAAGGTCCTGATCTTTGTCGGCTAGACATCCCATCAAGAGGTAAAGCACTTTCAAAGGTATCTACTGGACCCTCGTCGATAGTAGGTTCAGGTGCTACAGATGGTCCTCTCCGCCCTACGGTAGGTCTAGTCGAAGGTCCTGATCTTGGTTGGTTGGGCATCCCATCAAGAGGTAAAGCACTTTCAAAGGTATCTACTGGACCCTCATCGACAGTAGGTTCAGGTGTAGACTCAGGGTTAGCAGAGTCTACATTTGCTCTCTCGTTCGATCTATTGCGACCAGAACCAGACGTACCTCCGCCTGATTTATTCCAGATTAGTCTTAGGCCATCTATAAAGGTTGGATGAGCTTCTTTCGTTACAGTTTCCCCACGACGAGTAGTAACAGTAATCATGTTAGGTTCTTCAGGGTCAATAACTACGTCTACGATGTCATCATCAGTTTCTTCAATAGCTGTTAGGTCAACAGTTGACTCAACACCGTCTTGAATAAGGGTGATAGAAGTCTCTCCATTAGCCTTTGCAATCTGCATTGCGTCCAGAGCTTCCTCGTCAGATGTAACCTCGACAGGTGCTGCTGGTAGCTCAGTCGTAGTAATAACATTAGGGTCCTGAGTATCCTCTGGGTTATCTTCTTGTGTGGCGGAGAAGAACCGAGCCATACCTGGGCCAAAGAGACCCTCACCAAAGCGATCAAAGAATGCGTTAGAGTTATCTGTTGGACCAAACTTCTCCAACAGTTTCTGTAGACGTGTATCAACAGGACCTGTACCAAGATCACGAAGTTCTTTAATCTGCTCCATCTTGTCGGCTGCTGTAAATTCGTCAGATAGGGGTAGTTCCTGGATTTTAGTTATCTCCGCCTCAAGCATAGCGTCATACTCTGGAATCATATCATTGAAGTGTGACTGTCTCTGTGGTTCTGACAACTCCTCTACCGCCTCGTAGTTCATACCACGAGAACCAGTACCCTGTGCAGTGACAGGGATGTTCATGCTTGCAAGGATTTGATCACCAGTCATACCACCAACAATCTGTGCACTATATACCTGTTCGTTCAGTTCTGTCTCTGTGTCAAGACCAAGCCAAGCAGCGATACCTGTACGCTTTACAGTTGTAGGATCAGCATCAGCAGGCAGCGCAGAGAAGGCAGGCATAACCTTACCAAGGATATCTGTGAGACTCCCTGAAGCTTCTGTGTCGCCGTAGATTTCTAGCACTGTGTTGATCTCGGAGCCAGTGGTATAGTCACGATTAGCCAAGTCAAGGATACCATCAGGGTCTGCTTCTAGCGCAGCTAGTACACGGTCCTTGTCTACACCTCGGATACGCATCAACTGCTCGGTAGCTTGTTGGTACCTAGTCTTCTGCTCAGTAACAGCAGCTTGACGTTGAAGCCCCTGTTGACGGAGGTATAGACGATCCTCCTCTACCCGCTGGCGGATAAACTGTTTCTTGTCTTGCATGTTGTCTGCAACACGTCCGTAGAATCCACTGGCAAAGCTCATTACATACCCTCTCTAGCCATGAGACCACGCTTAGGTGTCTCCTCTGGCATCTCTTCTTCTTCCATCATCTCATCTTCTTCTGGCTCTTCCTCCATAGGCATACCCATAGATTCTTTAGCACCAGAGATAGCTTGAGAGATAGCCATAGTCTTCTGAATGTCTTCGTCACCATCATCGGAGAAGAACTCCTTAAAGTCCACACCTTCTTCTTCAAGGACCTCTACGATGTAGTCTTGGATCACAGGTGCAACCATCATGGAGACGTCGATACTGTGGATACCTTTAGCTACGGCACCAGTCAACATCATCTCAGTAATGAAAGACACAGGGAAACCCTCTGAGATAGCATCAAGGACACTATTCAAGACCTTAGGGTCAGACATACGTGTGAGGTGGTGAGCAATAGCTTCATCAGGATCAACAGTCTCAGGAGGTCTCTCCCAAGGGTGGTTACGTGGTTCATTTGTCAGGGATTGCCCTGGGATTGGTGCGTCAATACTCATAGTTTAACCTCCGACTGTTCCGAATAGTGTTCCGCCAATCTGTGCAGAACCTTTGCTGTTGCTTACATCATCCATAAAGCCAATGTTAGTTCCTTCACCGTATGCAGCAGGGTTACTCGCTGTGAAGTTCAACCAACCTGTATCGGAGAAGTTACCAAGTCGCGGTGTTACGTCAGACTCAAAGAGTGACAACACATCGTCGTTGAATGCTTTGAAGCGAGAGCTTGGTTGACGATTACCTGCTGTACCTGTAACTGCTTGGAACTGGTTAGGTTGATTAACAACCTCGACAATAGAGTCAGGGTAGTTGTCTGCCTTAGCTCTATTAAGGATGACAGACATAATAGCAGCCTGTTCCTCTGGGTCATCTGTTGCCTCTGCGTATGTAGTACGGGCTAACATCTCCCACTCGTTGTCCTCCATAGGGCGACCAAGGTATTCTTCAGCAGCAGCCCTACCACCAGCACCCCCGGACAGACCTACAGGTCCATCCCAACGGTTGGTTAAGTCATTAGGACGAGGAGAAGCTAATGGGTTCTCGTCCATAGCTGTTGTAGTTGAAACCTCTTTGTCTGCACGAGCAGACCGTTCCTGACGGAGAGCCTGAAGTTCATCAGCCCAGGCATTAACCTTTGTAGCTGGATCATACTCTGGTGCTGTGGCTTCGTCCATGTTTCGCTGTGCGGCACGGATGTCACTTTGGGTGTTCTGTGCTTCTCGCTGAGCTAGACCTAGACGTTGTTGTGTCTTAGCCCGAGTACCTAGACGGTCCTGCTCACGCTTACGCTTAGCTCTGAATTGGATGATGCTGTCTTCAATCATATCTTAAATCCCTGCAATACTTGTGAAGATTTCACCCCAGAAGGCACCCTTAGACTTATCTTCATTAGCCTGTTGTACAATCTTTGCTGCCTCACTACTTGCTGAAATAGCTAGGCGCTGTACAACAAGCGCGTTGGCTCTATCTAAGGCACTCTCTGAGGATTTAACAGCATAGTCCATAAGGTCACGCTCACGCTGCCACAACTGGTCTAGAGCAGCACCTGTAATTGCGTTAGCATTCTTAGTGTACTCCATGTTAGCCATGTTCTGCGTAGCTGTAGCCGTTGTAGCAATAGACTGACGCCACTGAGCATTAGCCTGAGAGATGACAAGAGAGTTCTGTGTGTTGAACTGATCCCGCTGGTTACGCATCTGTGTGTTGAACTGCTCCACAGCATTTGTCTGTCCAGAGTTGAACTGACGAATAGCGTTGATCTGGTTAGCATTAAACTGTGAGGACTGTTGCTCTAGGTTAGAAAAGAACTGGTTAGTTTGGTTTTCACTAGTAGCGTTAAACTGAGCAGAAGCATTGACTGCAGCTTGATCAGAGAACAAACCAGCTAGTCGTTGTTGTGTCTTAAAGATTGTAGTCTGCTGCGCATTGTCAAGGTTCTTCATCTCGAACTGTGCGTTAATGCTAGCATCCTGTGAAGCAATGCTGATAGCACTCTCCATAGCAGCCTGTACGACAGCAGCACCAGCCATACTAGAGGCACCCATACCTCGGGACTGCATCATCTGCATAGCCTGGCGCATAGGTCCAGAGGCCCAAGGAGGAGTCTCACCACCCTCGAAGTCTTCCATCAACATAGCCAACTGACCACGTACTGTGGCCTTCTCTGAGGCTTGTGCAGTAGCAGCCTGAAGGTCGTCTGTTACGTCCTGTACTTGATCATTGATAGTGGCTGCATCGTAGGTTGTAGCTTCCTGTCTAGCAGGGGTCTGCGCAGTAGCTGTCTCTTGAACAGTAGACACACCAGCCTGAGCAGCAGCACCGGCATCACCTGTACCTGCAGCAATCAGTTGATCAGGGGTTACTTGTGTTGTATCTACCTGCGCCTGTTCGATAATGGAACCAGGGTCTGTGAGAGCGTTAGAGGCTAGTGTGCGCTGAGCATCTTGTGTCTGAACATTATTCAGTCTTTGTGCCTCAGACTGCTTTACCTGCTCCTGTTGGAGTAGTCCTGCAAGACGATCAATCTCAGTCTGTAGACCTGGGTTGTCCCCTACCTGTGAGGTTAGGTTAGCAATCTGTGATTCATATGAAGCAATAGCTGAGTTAGATGCTGTCAGTGCAGAGTTAGGGTCAGCAGCAATAGCAGTGGACTGCTCCTGAACACCAGTAACAATACCCTGCTCCTTAGCAGCTTGTGCATCAGCAGCTTCCTTAGCAGCTAGAGCAGCCTGTAGTTCCTCAGATGAGTTAAACGTCTGACCTGGTAGGGACGCATGTGTAAATGTGGGCCTTCCTAAAGCAGCATCAAGAGCACCGCCAGATGGCATTGTTGTAGACGTTGAGGTACCGCCTGAACCACCACCAGAACTACCACTACCGGAGATAAAGGTGATCCCTGGGTTTTTCCATTTCATGTTTAACATAGTTTTCTCTCATGTACTTTCAGAGGGTCTTTAGCTCTTCGCCACTTCACCTTGGTTTCTTCACCATAAACATTCTTGTACTCTTCTTTGATCAAGGAGAAGACTTTACGTGCATCACCGTATGGAGTAATAAAGTCTAAGCCCCAAAGCTCAGTACCTTCTCTCTTCTCGTAGTCGGACTCTAGAAGAAGGTACTCGAAGTTTACAAAGTCTTTAGCCTTCTCCGGTGTTAACCAACACCAAGTGACAAGACCAATAGGTTTACCCTCACGGTAGTATAACCTGATTGCATTCTTTTTGCAAGGTAAAACTAGGTAAGAGTAGATTTCATTAGAGTCGAAGTTCTTATGGTGTTCACTACTTAGGAACAAGAACCTGGCATTATCCAAAGCTTTGTTATAGTCTATGATCAAAGAGTTACTCCGGCGCGACAGGCCAATCAATGTTTTCGGGGAATCCCGCTTGTGCTGGTACATCACGCAACGCATGGCGGTAGGTTGCCCATGCAGTTTGGTCAACAGTAGCGTCTGATACCTGCGTCCAGTCGGACTGGCTTAGGAGTCTGTCGCGTTGGGTGCGGGCGGCGGTGACGAGGGCTATGAGGTCAACTGGTGGTTCAACGTATGCTGACGCACCATTTTTTGCCGCGTTAAAAACTTGGGCACCCAAAGGGTCAACGTCATTGGGATTAGCGGTAAAAGGTATCCAACCATGAACGGGATGTTCAATCTCACAGTCAATAACGTTTGGTTGCGCTGTGAACTTTGCGTTTTTATATTTCATTACACAATCCTCAGAAAAAGAGTAACAGGCATTTCATCATAACTAAACTCTGGGGTTTGCCCCATGCACCGCCAAGTGCCACTTAATGCAGATACGGCTGAATCTTTCATGCCTAGATTTGCAGACTCCGCATATACCATGACTTGAGGTGCTGAAAGAGCAGAAAAAGACGCAAAACCCGCTGGGTAAAGCCCTGAGCCAGCGTAAGTATCTCCGAAAACAAATTGCGATGCTGCGCCAGTAGAGTCTGCAATCGTTGCCCAAACGTAAGACCCAACCGCCCCATGCAATGGGATGGGGGTATTCGCCGCCACAGCCTGCGCCAACCGTTGCCCAGATACCTGCCCGAATACCGTTGACGTGTCGTTTTCAACCTCAATCTGGGTCAGTTCATTGTCTGGTGCTTTGGAGTTTAGCTGTGTTTGAATAGCTGATGTAACACCGTTCAAATAGCCAACCTCTGTAGCGTCTACAGTAGAAGGCCAAGCAGGAAGATTAGCATCATAAGCCTGTACGTCGGTACCGATGACAACACCAAGAGTGGCTTTAGCTGTGGAAGCATCAGCGTCTTCTACGAGTGTAGCACCAAAGGCACTGATAGTGGTGTTAGCTGGTAGGCTCAGAGTTTTAATATCTGCGTCTACTTCGGAATCCATCAAGGCACCAGCAGCAGTCACATTAGCTGTGTCAGTTACGTCTGCTAGAGCTTCAACACCACTTAGCTTAGTCTTTTCAGCGTCAGTAAAAGCATTAGTGTCTGCATTAGCTTCGTAGGCTACTTTAATCTCAGCGTTAGTTTGATCTGCTGTAGCCCCTGTTTCAATTCCGTCAAGCTTAGTGCCATCCGCAGCTATATCACGACCATCTACTGTGCCTGTTACTGTAATATCACCCGTGATAGTAGTTGATCCAGCCGCAAGTGTGTCAGCAACAGTAACAGCACCACCGATAGTAGTATCTGCAGTGACAATAAGATCATCTAGGTAACCTGTAGACCAACGCAAACTTGTTGTCCCAAGTTCGTAAGCAGAGTCAGTCTTAGGTGCAATAGAGCCAGAACCTACAACAACATCTTGAGCAGGACCTACGACAGTAATGGGTGCACCCTCGGCTGTAGAACCATCGTGGGTGTGTCCAGTAGAGGTGTTAAAGGCAGTTGCAACAGCATCGAATTCATTATCTAGGTCGTCTGCATCCACAACAGAGCCGTTAGCAATGTTATTGGAGGTATCTTGACGTACATATCCAGCCATCTAATTACTTTCTCTCGTTAGTTCTAAACTCTAAAACAGCAGTGTCTAAGCTGAAAGAGGGGTTAGTTGTTTTATCTTCGATACGGAAAGAAACAGTCTTGCCGCTACCGATTACATTTGTATTGTAGACATTGTCCAAAGGAGCACCATAGACAGTTGTACCATAGAGGGTGTTAGGTGCACCGTAGATAAATACACCAGAGCCAGTACTTCCAAGGCTAATAGTATTAGCAAGTCCACCTGTGTAGTTATCTGTCTTAAACAAATCAAAGTCTAGGTTCAGGTTAATAGCGAAGTTACCTGCGGTCTCTACGTACAGAGACATCTTGTAGAATGTCTTACGTACCTGAGGGTCATTGATAGGCATAAAAGGGGACTTGTAGATAGCCTCAATAATACCACCATCACGGCTACTACCCACCTCTGCCCGATAGACATAACCATCATCATTTGCAAAGACTGTCAGCTCTTGTCCTGGGACATAACGACCATCAGCTACGTAAACTTTGTAGCCGCTTGTTGTAGCCCAGTTAATCTGAGCAGCACCTTGGTCAGAGAACGTAGTGCCAATAATACCCTTAGCTACGTCAGCACCTACAGAAGGACTGTAGGCAAACACACGGTACTGAGCTTTCTCTCTCAGCACATAACTGGAGAACGTCTGAGTGCTGTTGATAAAGGCTAAGGCGTCTTTGTTGATTGGAGCAGATGCAACTTCAAGCCCAAAGTCACCAATCCGTTCAGTGGCACTTAATAGTCTAAGACCATCAGCAGCCATGAACATAACGTCACCACCAACTTCTTGGATGGTCTCACCATGCAGACAACCAATGTCTTCTGCAATAGGTACAAGCTGGAAGTCTCCTACGCTGTTACCTACAAGTCTTTGAATCTTATTACGGCTAAAGATTACCAACTGGTCTCTAAAGACAATAAGGCCTGTGATGGTATGGCCTACATTGATTACCCCAGCACCATTAGCAGGAGTAAAATCTGACTCGTCAAAAGGAGCAGAGAAATGTAGGTTAGCTCCATTAGCCAGAAAGATAGCTTTCTTGTACGAGGATACGTGGCTAGAACCAGTCAGGTCAGAAGGCAGAGTAGGGAATGTCAGTGTGTTCGTTGTGTCGTTAAAGATAGCAGGAGAGTTTACCCCGTCAACAAAAACAATCTTATGGTTACCATCGAAGTTAAAGTCTACTGCCTTAACGCGACCACCAAGCAAAGCTGCTGCACCCAGAGAAGTCCAAGTAGCACCAGTGTTGATGTGATACTCTGATACGTTACTGGCGTTCTCTCTTACTGCAATTACTTCACCAGCATTGACTACTTTAACACCAAGCATCAAGCCAGAGCCAGCCACTTGACCTGCAATGTACTTCTCGTAGCCAAGTACCTTCTTATAGCCACCCTCTTTTGAAGGTTCAAAGTTTTGTAAAAAGGTTGCTGATCCCACCATGTTAGTACCCTGTTGCAAAGGGTTCATGTTAGAGACGAGACCACCTCTAAACTCGACAGGGAAAGTTTGCCATTGTGAGGGCATTAAAAAGACCTTACAGTAGAGCGGACGTATTCATAACGATTGATGTAAATGCTACGGAGAGACTTCATACCCTCTTTAAACTTCATCGCACTAAACTGAGAACTCTCTGTGTCACCACGGAATGCGTGAGCATGTACCATAGCACCATCAACAATAACATAACGAAACTCTTCAGGGATAGAAGGTACATCAGAGTGCAAGATCAAGTTAGTAGGATTTCTGTAGTACTCATAGGCAATACGGTAAGCTTTATCTGGGGCAGGTACAACACCATACTCCATAGAGGGAGACCTAAAGACATACTTAGGAAGTCCTCTTAAACTCTCTGAGCTATTATACTCACTGTCAAGATGTTTGTCAAGATACTCTTCATAGTAGATAAGCTTGAGTCTTACAGTGTTGTTACATAGATCATCATCACGAATGAGTCTAAAAGAGTCCATATCAAGAGACTTAACGTCACGAGGGATAAAGTATCTTACATCACCCTCAATCAAATCTTCTTCTTGAGTGACATGGTTAAAGGGCCATTCAAACTGTTGCTGATTTATCTCAAGGATAGCGGAGTTGACAGCGTCCTTTGCAGTGGCATAAAAGCCTACAGACGACACAAAGTTAGTAGAGGTTAACTCAACTTCGTTAAGTCTACGGTTGACGTCGTTTACAAGCCCTAGGAAGTTATACTCGGACATTAGTTATACTCCCGAATACGGACTACTACTGCTCTTTCTTTTGAGCGGCCTTGGTTAGTTGAGATAAGGCAGAAGAGCTTATACTCTTTGTTGTTTGTACCAGAGCTTAGAAAGATGGTAGCAACACTGCTTGTATTAGTCTGTGTAAGGTTTTTAAGGCCCTCTACAGTTTGACCTAAGCCAAAAGATACTTTATCGTCATTATCATCTACAATAGACCAAGAGACAGAACTAATAGTTTCTCCAGAAGCCAAAGCTCTAGACCAATCTAGACTGTAGTCCAGTGTTTCATCTTTATCTTTAGGGGGCCATTTTAAGCTCATTTATCTAACTCTCGCAGTTCTACTTTGTTCAGGTAGAGTGTAGGTTTTACGTGTTGGTTCAGTATTTACAGAAGCTACTCTGAGGTGTTCTGGTGAAATATAACCTACTCTAACCCTATTAAAGTTCTCAGGAAGATACACTTTTATAGACAAACTTGAGTTAGAGAGTTGTACGTTGCCTGTCGTAATATCAGAACCAGAAAGACTCTCTACCAAAAAGAGTTGTACCACAGGTACTGTTACTTGTCCAGTTGTAATTTCACTTGCAATGAGGTTATAGTCTGTTGTGTATGTAGGACTACCAACAACAGGTTGACCTACTGTAATAGCCTCAAGCTGAAATACTTGAGAGATATTGGGTGTACCGATAACAGGCTGACCCGCAGCTACCCCCACTCCTGTGAGGCTAACAAGACTAACTAACTCTGGAGAAGCTACTACAGGTGTAGCTACATCTATATCAACTAGTTCAAAGTCTTGGTCTTGAGTTAGGGTAGGTGTACCAACTGAAGGTATATTGGTAACAATGTTGTCAGGGACTAGGGTAAGTTCTGAAAGTAAACTAGGGGTGCCTACTACTGGTGTACCAGAAACCACTGCAGCGGGGTTTAAACCATGTCCTTGGGCGACAATAGATGAAGCAACTATAGGGGCACCAGAAACAATACTGACGCCAGTAAAACTTATTCCAGATACAACCCCATCATCGCCTAAAGGGGTAGAGGCTAGTGGGGAAAATCCAAGCATTATTTACCTCAAGGCTTAGTGGACCAGACCACCGAGAACGGGAAACCTTCTTGGGTGGTTATATCACGAAGAGCTTGACGATACGTTGCCCATTCAGAAGGTACAGACGCGCCCATTTCGTATGCCTTGGTGACAACCCAGTCCGTATCTTGAAGCAGGCTGTCTCTCTTAGAGCGGATGTTGCGCTCTGCCTGATCCACCGGTAGTTGCTCAACAACATACCCTTGGACCCAGTTGCCAACACTATCTTGCTCAAAACCACCATCAACCAGCTTTGATGTCAAGGTGTCGTACTCAGGACGCTCAGGGCGAGTGTAAGGGTAGACCCCGTATTCCGCCAAGGTCGCATCGGGGATGTTCTTGGGGAAAGATATTTGCGCATTATCGCGGCGCAGTTGCCCTGTTGTGTGCTTCTCTGGAACGCCGTTTGTAAGTTTGATGTGCATTTAGGTGGCCTCCTTTATGCGAAACGTGCCGCTACGGAACAATGATGCTCCCCAAACGGATATGTTGCTGTAATATCAAAGGTTTTGCTACCACTACTCAAATCAAATCCGCCCCAAACTTCTGCAAAATTATTGCTTTCCATTTGGAAGTTGTAGACTTCTGTGGAGTTTGTAACAGACACAGTGTCGGTGCTGTTTGAAGAAACACCTACAATATAAAGACCCTCTGACACATCGCCAATCGTTAAAGATGTTGATGTTGTGCCTTGATCGCTGTCTGTAAAATCTGGAGAAACCCCCGCAGACAAAGAGAAAGTGCCTATTGCTGCTCGAAGTTGCGTATTGCCAAAAGTCACAACAATGTCACCTGTAAAACTGCTTGCAAGGGAAATGTAATAAATCCCAGTCACAAAAGCATTAGACGCAACAGAACTTATTTGCACAACCTCAGTGGCAGCGTTGCCCCCAACAGTAACGGATGATATTGTGTTTGAAGAGCCGCCGCTTCTTTTAGCATGAATTGTGATTGCAAGAACGCCCGCGTCGTACCCGCTAACGGAAAAGGTATAGATTGTGCGGTTGCTGCCATCTTCTTTAGTTTCTATGAAGTTTCCTTCAAGAGCTGCCCCTCCAGCAGCAAGGCGGACAGACCGTAATCTTTCAGCCAAAATCATGCTGAGCCACCAGCGTAGGCAACATACTTATTCGACCCCTGGTCCATCCAAAGAACAAACGTATCGTTAGAGCCAAGGATAGTGGGCGCAGTTCCGTCCGAAGTAACCCATGTGAAGCCCGTGAAAGCCACCGAAGCAGCAGCAGACAGAGTAAGGGTAACGGACTGACCAGCGGCAAAGTTGGTCCCAGTGATCGTTTCCGCGCCTGTGGTGGTCTTTCGCTGCATCGTCCCGTTCACAGGGTCAACGTCCGTGCCAGTGAGGGCGTAAGCTGTCTCTGCCGTCTCTTTGACCGTAAGCTGTGCCGTCATCGTCTGAGCAACGTCAGTCTTCATTGTGTCAGCATCATAACCTTGGACGGTTGCACCAATGTCAGCAGGCTGTAGTGCGCTATCAGCTAGCCCACCTTGCGTCGCCGTGGCGTAGTCCGCGCTGTCAAATGCCTTCACTTGAGCAAGATTTGTTACCTCACTGTCCATCAAGGCACCAGCGGCTGTGACGTTTGCCGTGTCGGTTACGTCAGCGTTAGCTTCAATACCGTCTAGTTTGGTCTTGTCACCATCAACAAAAGCGCCTTCGGCCAATGGTTGCTGAATGTCTTCACCAGAAGCTGTCACATATACGATAGCACTACCCGAAAGGTTTAGCAGTGAACCAGTCGAACTTTCGTCCAACACACGAGTAAGAGTACCCGTTGAGTAAGCCCCTGAACCAATCTCCCACGCAGTGCCATCCTCGATGACATAACGAACCACGTCAGTGTCTACGACACCTGCACTAGCAAAGGTTTGATAACCACTCTCAGCAGCACCAAGAGTGATTGTGCCTGTGCCTGTTGTGGCAGTGGCGACTTTGGCTCTGTTTACGAGAATGACCATTTAAGAAACCTCTTAGGCTGGATCAGGGATGCCGATTGCGACAGACGAAAGCGTAAAGGTGTTACCAGATGTAACTGCTTGGGATGCTACCAAAGAACCAGTAGCCAAGAGACGGGAGTTGACAGTATCTACAATAGCGTAGTGAGTCGCTGTACCTGTCCCTGTTACGGAACCATCAGTGATAGTTGATACAACAACCTCACGGCCACCACCAGAGCGATCAGCAGGGGCACCAATGCTTAAACTTGTAGAATTACCCAAGGTAGATGTGCTTGTTGCGTCAGTGTAGCTTGTTGCCTCTTGTGAGGTAATGTCGATTCGATTAGCTTCGGTATCCAATACAGTCAAACCGTTATCAAACACGCGATCATTTAGAGTTGCCACGGTAAAAACCTTTCAGAAAAAGTTGATGGGGTACCCCTAAGGATACCCCAAAAGTTACTAGCTTTTAAGCCAGTGTGTCGCGGTCTACTTCAGCAGCAGCGCGGGTGGACTCAGAGACTGGGCAAACTACAGCCCATACGCGGGCAGTAGCAGCTACAAGGCCAACACCAGAGACAACCTGAATGGCGTCAATAGTGTCAGCAGTAGAGATGAAGCTAGGAACTACGCCACCAAGAATGGTGCCAGCAGCCTTTGCTTGCATTGTTACTGCAGCCAGGTTAGCAGTTGTACCATCGCCAATAGCGATAGTGGATGAAGTACCAGCACTACCAGGGGCAGTGATGAACTCGATACCAGCCGAGAGAACAACGCAACCTGCAGGAACTGCTGGACCTTCGACGGTACCAGAAGCAACTCCAAGAGTTACGATCTTCTCAACGATAGTCGGTTGATAGTTCATTGATTGTGATTTAGCCATAACGTGTTATCCTTTCCTATTACGCGAGGTTGTACTTAGCGGTTACAAGAGCTTCAGGACGAAGAATCTTACGACCGTAGAGGTGCATACCACGAACAATATCCGCGAAGGAGTCTTGGTCACGATACGATTCAGTCTTGTTGATCTGCTCAGCAGTAGCTACAGCGGAGTCATGACCAGCAACGATAACACCATAGTCAGTGTTCTGGTTAGCTGTACCAGTTGTACCAGCACCACCGCCAACGGCAGGAAGGTTGTTAGACTGGTATACACGGAAGCCATTCCAGTTGTTCAAGACCAGACCATTGCGCAATGCGCCAGAGTCACCGAAGTCAGCGTTCAAGAAACGTGAATCTTCGTCCATCAGGATTTCCATCATGATAGGATCAATAACCAACCAACGACCAGCTTTGTCAACGTTCTGTTGATCGAGCAAACGACCCATACGGTTGATAAGCATGACAGGTGAAGCGTAAGCTGTTGGCAGAGCAGTCGCACCAGGGAGGCGAGCAGCTACAGGGATCGAGTGATCGCCAGCAGAAGCAGTCGTGATGTTACCGAACTTACCTTTGTTCAACTTCATGCTCGAAAGCAATTCATCAGAACCAGCAGTGATTACAGCTTTAGTACCGTTAGTCTCTGTGTTAACAGCGTCGCCTACTGTGTGTACAGCGGAAGGCTTATAACCGGACAAGTAAGCAAGAACTTCCTGGTCGTGGTTGTCAGCCAAACGGTAAGCAGCGCGGTTAGTTGCCAAGTCCATGAAGTTAACGTGCGAGTGTGCAGTCTCAATGTCGTCAGTCTTGAAAGCAAAGTAGTTAGCTTTGTCGATGACCAGAGAGAAGTCCTCGTCGTCCAGGTCTTGTGCAGTAACTTGTGTGCCACGTGCATAAGGGCTTACGGAGATTTCAGGCTCTTTGATAATACGCACTGTATCACCTTGAGCAGAGATTTCACCGAAGTAGTCAGAGTTAGTGATGTCGCCACAAACTGTGGACTTACGGAAAGCAAGTTGTACTTTCTTCGAATAGATTACGGAGCTAAAGTTACCATTGGGTAGGTTACCGTGCCCTGCTGCGGATGCGAATGCCATGTGATTTCTCCTTGTTGAGTATAGATGGCTAGAGTTTTAAGGACAATAGCGATACACTGAACGAAGGGCTGATACACTAGGTGTCTCGACATGACGAGGGCTAGCTTCACAGGTTGTCTTTGTTTCTTGTAGCTATTTGTATGGGGAATATTCCCCAGTCGTATTAAGGGGAGGAGTAACGGAAGGTGTCCATAAAGGGGCTTCCGTTACAATACCCTTAGTTATACCAAGAATTGTTTAGATGTCAACTACTTTTTACGGGAGATGTCATAAACAAAGTTTCCAGTAGCCATAGCTTCTGCAATCTTGGCTTCGTTCTTTTCATACCAAGCATCACTCTCACGAGCAACTTGGGACTCATAGATTTTCTTACCGTCTCCATCGGAGTCAAGCTTAGGGGAACCCTTGGTCTTAACATCAGATGCAGCGTCTCGTGCCTGTACCTTCTTAGCAGCAGGGGTCATACCCTTGTCTGTCTTGTATAGATCAATGACACGGATAACACCAGAGGCATCATCCTCGTTGTCATACAGTGCGTTCTTAATCCATGAGGGTTGTTTCTCTGCCCAGTCATGGAAGTCATCAGAGGCTTTAAGAGTATCAAAGTCAGTGTGAGCCTTACGGATAAGTGTCTCCGCCTTGGTACGCTTAGTCTCATATGTGAGTTCATCAAGTTCTTTGAAACGACTATCAGTCTTCTCGAACATCTCCTGAGCTTTCTTAGCAGCAATAGTCTCTACGATACCAGCTACATCAGGATACTTTTTAGCCCAAGCTTCTAGGTCTTCGTTAGACTTAGGTGGGGCAAACCCCTGGGCTTCTGTCTTATTCTCCAGAGCGGCTAACTTAGCTGCCCACTCCTCTTCCTTCTTAGCTTGGTGCCGACGTAGGTCACCGTAACGCTTCTTGAAGGTTTGTTCTTCCTTGGACATGGAGGTGTCTTCTTCTTCAACCTCTTCTGTCTCTACAGGTTTAACCTCAGAGGTATCTTCTTCTACCCCTTCATCCTCAACCACTTCTTCTTCCTCAGAAGACTCAGCTTTCATTAGCTCTTCGAGTTCTTTCTCGTCCTGCTCAATGCGCTGTCGGTTCTTTCGGTTGTTGAAGTTAGGATCAATCATTACTGATTTAGGTTGTTCACGTGTCATCTGTTCGTTAGCCATTTGTTTCTCCTTGGGGCCGCTTATAGCGGGTGGCCTTAATGGTCGTTAAAGTTACTTCTTAGGGCGGGTGACCAATCCACCTTTATACATAGGTCTTGCTTGTGGACGTGCAGAGGTTGTAGGTGCAGTTGAACCTACGGCTGTACGTGAGCTATAGGTGTTAGGGTCGTCACTGTTACTTGTCTGGTTGTAGGTAACCCCACCCACGTCTGTTACTGTTCTGTGTCCATCACCGTCGTTATTGCGAACTAGTGGCGATGCGGATGCAACCCCACCTGAAATTGGTCTAGCTCCAGCAGGGGTGTCACGAGATACAGCTTGCATACCATTCATATTTGCACTGGTACCGGTGGCTGCTGATCGACCAGCTATGCCCCCTTCTTCAGCTAGGCGTTGTTGCTTCTGCACGTAACCTTCATAGATACGATCACCGTCCATCATCTCGTCTGGGATAAGACCCATGATACCACCAAGACCGTACTCATCGTGAGCTTTCTGAGCCATCTCTCTTAGGTTAGTTGCTAGTTCTTCATTACCAGCGGCATCTGCTGCCATAGCCGCAGCTCTTGTCTCAGCTATACGACGGGCTTCTCTACCCATGTTAACTGCTCCGCTAACCATAGACAAACCTAGGTTAGGGCTAAGCTTAGCTTTCAAAGCATCAGGGGCAAGACGACCAGAGAAGTGTTCTACAACAGACTCTGAGTCCGTAAAGTCAAGACCATCCAATGGTGAGTTGAAGTTAGCAAGAGCACCCCCAGCTTCACCCATAGGCACACCTTGACCACCAGGGCCTTGCTGTGCGTAGAGTTGAGCAGCGTTCATAGACTGATCTTTATCGTTACCTTGAGGTGTTGGCGCTGTATAAGAACCGGAACCAGCGTTAGGGTTGATACCTGCGCTAGCTTTACCCGAGGTGAAACCTTCAGGGATTGTCTGAGCAGGTGCACCATTGATATGTAGAACCATCATGGTGTTACCGTTAGGGCCTGTGTAAGGTACGTACTCAAAGCCACCAGCAGCACCATTGCCACCAGCATTACCTACACCATAAGAGCCACCTACGTTCTGCCAGTCAGCAGCGTTGAATGTGCCTTGGGGTTGGTCACCAGTTACAAGACCACCTTCAGCCATCATGATCCCACGTTTCTGGAAGATACCTTGAAGCTCTGGGTTGGTCTTAGCTGATTCAACAACCTTGTCGATTAACTGGTTGATGTTACCGGAGTCGATAAGACCACCCTCAGCCATCTGTGTTACAGCTTGAACCATCTCTGGGTCTACCTGCATATTCTCCTGTTGAGGGTTATTACCTCCTACACGGTCATCAGCGACCATCTCCTGCATACCACCCTTGGCTTTGTCACGGAGTTGTTCGAAGAAGTTAACACCAAAGAAACGTACTACATCAGCAGGTACAATGTACTCGCCTTCAGACAGCATAGCAGGAACATCGTCTCGGACATTCTCAGCAGAACTTCCTACTGGAATCTCATTACCTGATACTGGGTCACGGCGAGGTGCAGCCATACCACCCTCATTGAAAAAACTCATCTGCTTACGCATGTTATCTCCTTTGGATGTACCTGTGATCTCCGTGAAGCTTTCCGCTCCAGAGATGTCTACGTTATTCTGTTCTTCAAACTTATTCTCGAATGCTCTGGTTGACATCTTGTGCTTACCAGTAAACTCTTCTTCAGACATCATACCAGACGCTGCCTTGAAGTAGTCTGCCATAGC